CTCATGAAGGACAAAAGGTAATACTGGCACAGGCAAGGCGATACAACGTCCTTGCCTGTGGGAGACGCTTTGGTAAAACAACACTCGGCGGTAATTTACTTTCCGACCCTGTCCTAAAAGATGCGCTACCCTGTGCTTGGTTTGCTCCCACATACAGGCTCTTAGAAGAGGCGTACAACGATCATAAGCGCATCTACCAGCCTGTCATCCGGCGAGCTGTGCAGACACCTGCACCACGCATTGAACTGATAACCGGGGCTGCTATTGATTACTGGACTCTTGATGACCCTTCTACCGTTGCCCGTGGTCGTAAGTACAAGCGGGTAATAATCGATGAAGCTGCTATGGCACGGCATCTAGAACAAGCCTGGACTGAAGCCATCCGCCCAACGCTTACAGACTACAAAGGCGATGCTTTCTTTCTCAGCACTCCCAAGGGCTCTAACTACTTCAAGACTCTATACGGTATGGCTGGTGCAGATCCTGACTGGATGGCATGGCAGATGCCTACTACCGCTAACCCTTGGATAGATCCAACTGAAGTAGACAAGGCTGGGGAATCATTGCCAAGCATCGCGTTCAGGCAGGAGTATCTAGCCGAGTTCGTGGATGCAGCTGGAGCAAGAATCAAGCGCGAGTGGTTGCGCTATGGTGACTGCCCAGAAGGCTTGCCCACATACATAGGGGTTGACCTTGCCATCAGTACCAAAAGCGAAGCAGACTACACCGGGGTTGTGGTTATCAGTAGGTCAGAAGACGGAACCATCTACGTAAGAGACGTAAACCGCACCCGTGCAGACTTTGCTTCCGTGCTACGCTTCATCGAGGCTATGGCTGACAAGTGGAAGCCCACCATGATCGGCATCGAGCAGGTGCAGTATCAAGCGGCTGTTGTGCAGGAGCTTCTTAGGCGTACAAAACTGCCTATCCGAGGCATACGCCCAGACCGTGACAAAGTGACCCGCTTTGCGCCTCTAGAAGCCCGCTACGAGCAATCACAGGTTATGCATTGCCAAGGGCTCCCGGCTTACTTTGAGGATGAGTTGCTATCCTTCCCTGTCGGCAGGCATGATGACGTGGTAGATGCCCTGGCTTATGCTTGGCAGGTGTGCGGATCTAAGCGTGGTTGGGGTGCAGTTTAGTCCTGTGGGATACTAGGAGCATGGGTATCTTTGACCGCTTCCTAGGACGCAAAGCAGCTGCGAACCCTACCGCAATGCTTCCGTTACCATTATCCCAGTCTCGTGATGTCTACCTTACCGGCTACGGTAGCGGTCAGTTGCAGACATTACTGCGCCGAGCATTACCGGGTAGCACCAAAGACTGGGCAAGGATAGCAGGAGACCTAGGGCTAAACGGTGTTGTGGCTTCCGCCATGGATTGGTACATCCGGAACTGGGCACAGGCTACGCCAGAGGTTATGCGTAAGGTCGATATGCAACAAGCCGAGCCTATCGAGCATCCAGCCCTTCAGCTCATCGCTCAACCAGATCCGCTGGTTATGGGGTCTTTGTTCTGGGCATGGGTTGTGCAGGATTATAAACTATTCGGCAACACCTACATCCGAAAGATACGCTCATCCACCCGTGGTACGGTTACCGCTCTCCAGTTCCTTCCGCAGGACATGGTACGCCCTGTAGGTAACGGTACAAACCCACTAACTCACTACGTTTACACTACTGACGGTCGTTCTTTCGACATCCCTGTATCTGACATCATCCACATCCGGTACGGCAGAGAGCCTAGCGATATTCGCCTTGGACGCTCACCTGTTACTGCTGTACTCCGTGAGATTGCTACCGACAACACGGCTAGCACGACAGCCTGGGGATTACTTGCTAACGGCGCTATGCCTAGCCTTATAGTTGGACCAGATGCCAAGGATGCAAGCGTAGACCTTAGCATGGATGACGCACGGCAGGTCAAGCGACAACTGCACGAAGACCTAAGCGGTGACGGTTCCGGTGGCATCGTTGTGATGACCGGACCGTACAAGATGGATCGTGTATCTCTGACACCTTCCGAACTTGCTTTGGATTCCGTGAGACGTGTACCTGAGGAGCGCATCTGCTCGGCTCTTGGTATCAACCCTATGGTCTTGGGTCTTGGCTCTGGTCTTGAGCGTAGCACCTATGCAAATTATGAGAGAGCGCAACAGGCTGCATGGGAAGATGGCATGGTGCCTCTACTGCGTACGATCTCTGATGCTTTGACGGCTGACCTTTTGCCAGAGTACCCAGAGACGCAGGAAGGCGATTACATCGTCTTTAACGTGGACAATGTACGTGCATTGGCTGATGACCTATCAGCTGAAGCCGACCGTGCAGAGAAACTGTACAAGGCTGGAATCATTGATCGTGCGGAAGCCAAGCGCATTGCAGGTCTTGAAGCCGTGCCAGAGGACGAAGGGCAACTACACCCAACGGCAATCAGCGTAACAACGCAGCAGGATGCAACCATCCCGGCAAAGTCGTACGAAATGAAGTTTGTGCCGAATGCATCCATGCAGGAAGCAGCCCGCAGGGCGCTTGCTTGGAAAGAAGAAGGCAGGGACGGTGGAACACGTGTAGGTCTTGCCCGTGCTAACCAAATCGTGAACGGTGAGAAACTCAGTGAAGACACGATCTTGCGGATGTATTCGTTCTTCAGCCGTCATGAAGTAGACAAAGAAGCCGAGGGTTTTTCTGCTGGTGAGGAAGGTTTCCCGTCAGCCGGGCGTGTAGCCTGGGACTTGTGGGGCGGTGATGCTGGCTATGCTTGGTCAACCAGACTACGCAACAAGATACAGGGTGAAGAGTCCAAGAGCATCGATTGTTGCACTCCGGGGGTAGTGTACAAGTCTCACCCTTTTTACGGGTACGAGCTGGAGATCAGCTCAAGCGAGTAAACGATGGCACGGCTAGAATCTACGCCGCTTCCCAGAAGTTTAGGAACGACCTGCTGGAGCGTGAAGGCGTAGCCATCAGCCGTATGCAACGTGCATACAAGGCAGCGACCAAAGCAAGCATCGATGAGCTTGAAGCGTTAGAGGGACGCATCGCAGAGCGTGAAGCAAACGGTGAACCGCCATCCGAAACAATCCTCTGGATGCGTCAGCGCATTATTGACAACATAGAAGAGCTAGGCAGGAACCTAAAGAAGTTTTCCGTAGAGGGGGCACAGATAACCGCCGATGGACAACTCGAAAGCGCCATCCTTGCGAATGAGGCAAGCGGGAGCCTGGTTGAAACGGCGGCTGGTCGTAAACCGGCTGGAGCAACACTCGGCTACACATGGACAGCACTCCCAGACGAATCCTTGCAAGCCTTTGTCGGTTTTTCGGGTGATGGAAGCCCTCTGGGTGAGTTATTTGCAACAATCCCGCAGGTAACCACTGACGCTATGCAGATGGCTCTTGTGCAAGGAATCTCGCTCGGTGAAGGTCCACGAACGGTAGCACGGCGGGTACGTAAGGCAGCTGATATCGGCAGAAGTCGTGCAGAGACGATAGCACGCACAGAGATGATACGGAGTGCCCGTGAAGCGCAACGGCAACTATATACGCAGAACCCAGCGGTGCAAGGTTATCGACGGCAAGCCACCCAAGATAGTCGGGTATGTTTAGCCTGTTTGGCTTTGTCTGGCACACTGCACAAGACCGATGAAATCATGCCTTCACATCCTAACTGTCGGTGTGTCATGGTTCCTGTAACGATGTCATGGGCGGAGATTACCGGGGATAGTTCTATCCCTGATACACGCCCAGATGTAGCAACACCTGATCGTATCCTTGCTGGTCTCAACGACAGCGAGATTCAAGAAATCATGGGTGAAGGTCGTTACCGATTATGGAAGGAAGGCAAACCGCTTTCTGACTTTGTACGTGTCAAACAGAATCAAGACTGGGGACCGACAACCACTATTGTGCCATTACGTGAATTTGGAATCACAGTGCGTAGACCACGAAGCGCAAGCGAGTGGGAACGAGAGATTGCTAACCGTCAAATGGATCAATAGGGTGTGTGGGATACTTACGCTATGGACCTGCTAACCGTCTACAGTGATGCGATAAAGAGTGACCGCCTTGGAAGCGTCAAAGGCTACCTTGTGCGCTTTGGCTCTCCTGATACCACCGATCTAGAGGGTGACTACTTCACGCCTCAGACAGACTTTGGATTCCCCATCAAAGCCGGTGAGCGTGTCCCTCTAAACGTCTACTATCACCACGGCATGGACAAAGTCGTAGGCAAGAAGTCCATCGGTACTGGCTACGTCAAGATGGACGAGACCGGGCTCTGGTATGAAGCACAGTTAGACATGGCAGATTCCTACGGTCAGATGATCGCAAAGCTTTGCAAGCAAGGCAAGATGGGCTACTCCTCTGGTGCAGCTGGTCATATGGTCGAGCGCAAGAGCGTAGGTAAGGCTAGCGAGATAACCCGCTGGTGCATTGCAGAGGCAAGCATTACACCTACACCTGCCGAATACCGGAACTCGGTCAAGAGCCTAGAGGAGATGTACGGCATGGAGCCTATGATGGAAGAAGAAGAGATGGTTATGGCTCCTATGCCTGAACAATCAG